ACCCGATGGTACGCACAAAGAAGATTGGATGGACGTTGGGTTTAAGGCGCAGTCTGTACAGGCGCTTGAGGAAGCCGCTGGATATAGTGTTGGTGACAAGAACAATCTAACAGTTTCGTTGTCCAGTGATGGCAATCAATACGGTTTGAAGTACGAAAAGTTCGTACCGATTCTTGTGAAAGCGATCCAAGAACAAGATGCTATTATTGCATCTCTGACGGCGCGTATTGCCGCGCTCGAATCATAGGAGGACAAAATGTCTGAAGCAAGAACCGATGAAGAAAAAGCGCAAATGTACTCAGCTATGCTAGGTAGCGTCAATGTGATTACTAGCGTTCTAGATGCTGATAACGAGTTTGGTAACGACCTGACAAACGCAGAAAAGCAGGAACGTGTTCTGCGTAGCTGTGGCTATCTTGAGCACGGCAAAGCGTTAACGGACTGGGGTAGTGAGGATTTTACAACGATTGATTCTGCTATTTCCGCCGCAAAAGCGTACACACCGTAAGGACAAATGATGCAACTTGATCTAGAACCGCATGAAATAAATGCGATTTTGACTGTGTTAGGCGACCTACCCAGCAAAAGTAATGCGTGGCCGCTAATGATGAAAATCAAAGCACAAGCAGAAGCTCAGACAGAAAGCGAAGAAGTAAAGCCAGCGGAAGAAGATGAGTCTGAGTAGCCTGGTTGGGCTACATGGAAACAGTTCTTCTCATTTTGATACTCGAAGGTAGCACCGTGGCTTATGTGGGTTATCGCGTGGTGCCACACACCGTTTGCATCTACAAAGAGTCGGGCACGGGAAAAAAACACACCTACTACATCCCGTCTGCACTTTATCGCTGCCCCAAGTGGTTAAGACTCAAAAAAAATGCCTGAGATAAATTTTCAAATGCACGCCTTACCATCCGTTTATTTGATGGAACTCGACATACCAGTGGCTTTTGTAGATGACTGCAATAATTATCTCGATGAGCTGGTCAAACAAGAAAACAAAATAAGCGCAGCAAGCACTCTTGTTGGCCAAATTAAAAGTGGTGAGCAATTGCTTATGGATCACACGGACACTAGTCTTGCGCCTTTTTGTCATTTTCTACAAGAAATGGCAGTCGTTTACATTAACCAATTTATGGAACAGAGCGGCCAAGTGCTTGACGGAAATCGTCATATAGAAATGGATGAACTGTGGTCGGTTCACAGTTATGATGGCGACTACAATCCGATTCATGATCATGGCACAAAAACAGTGATGGGAATTAGTTGTACCACATGGACCAAAGTGCCTAGCCAAATTTTGGAAGGGCCAAGACCGGGTTCGCAAGAATACGGGCTGTACAATGCAAGCGGCGAAAGTGATGGTTGTCTTTGCTTTAATTTTGGACAAAGCAGCACTTGGGATAAAGAAAGACTCAAGCCAACACAAAACGTGGTTGTTAGGCCACAAGTAGGCAGACTGTATATGTTCCCGAGCTGGATGCAGCACATGGTGTATCCGTTTCGGGGTGAGGGCGAACGACGAACGGTGGCCGCTAATATAAATTGCTGGCCTGTAAAAAAAGAGGAGAGTGACAATGGAAACATTAGCTAACGCTTTAATCACGGTCACATCAATCGTGACTGTCGCAAGTTTGATAGCCGCAAGCACGCCAACGCCGATTGACGATGGTTGGATCAAAAAGCTTTACGGATATTTGGATCTTTTGGCTTTGAATATTGGCCGCGCAAAAGACAAATAATGTGATGTCGTGATGGATACCAGCGAAAAAGCTTTGCAAGAAATTCACACACATGCGCGTGAGTGTGATTTACGATATCAGCAAATTAACTACCAACTTGAGCGTGGCTCAAAAAGATTTGATCGTTTAGAGGCGATGATCTGGGGTGTTTATGTGACTGTGATCATCGCTGTCGCATTGCCGCAATTTTTGTAAGTAGCAGGGGGCCACATGGTAATCGAGTCGATCGTCGCCGCCTCTGCTATTTTGAATCAAATCAACCAGATGGTTGCGACAGCCAATGAAACTGGCCAAGGCATACAAAATGTAATGGGCTTGATTTCAGACTTTGGAGAAGGTCTGAATGAATTTGAATCAAAGCGCAGAGAGTCTACATTCAAGCCTCTATCAAATGATGAGCTATTGAAGCTACAAATGCTCAAGCGTCAATATGAACGCCACTGGAAATCCGTGCATGACTTGCTGGCTATGGTCGATCCAGAGCTTCTTCAGCAGTTTCAGGAGGCGAAAGCGCAACAAGAACGCGACCGTAAAGCGCATTTCGAAATGCTTAGAAAAAAACGAAAAGAGCGCGAAGAGTTTATTGAAGCTACTTTGATTATCAGCCTTGTGGTCGCTTTGGGCGGCGGTGTACTTTTTATGACGTTGTGGCTTATTTTTTGAATCAGCGCGCAACACTAATTTGAGGACTTGTTATGGCCGCGAAACGATTGGAAGAAAACAGTGATTACGCAGAGTATGACTCTGATGGCGACGGGATTGTTACAGATCAAGAGCTGGAGACCAGCAAAGAGTTGCAAGAGTTGAAGCTCAGACATGAGAGGGCTGATGCTCAAAGAGCGATGAGTTGGTTTGCGCTTTGGGGTATGCTTTTGTATCCCTCTCTGGTCGTGGCGAGTGAGTTTTTCGGATTGACTCAGGCGGCCGCGATTTTGGGGGCGATGGCCAGTGTATACTTCGTGAGTGTTGCAGGGATACTGGCGGCCTTCTTTGGCGCCCAGGCGTGGTCCAATCGGTCTAACGGGAAATGATATGTGGCAAATTTCAGGTTTATTGAGCGTGGCTTTGATCGTGACAGGCGGCGCCTTCAAACTTTACGCTGATAAAGCCGAGGCCGAAAAATCACAACTACGCAGTGAGCTGCGGATATCTGCTGACAATCAACTGGTGCTAGAAAGCAGTATTACAAACCTGAACTCTCAACTTATCGCTGCCGAAAATCGCTTAGAAAAAATATTAGATCGTGTGAACGATTTGCAGGTTGAAAATGCTCAAGCACAAGCAGAAGTAGAAAGCGTGAGGTCTAAATTTGCCAAACACGACATGAGCGTCCTGTCTTTGAGAAAGCCTGGCTTGATTGAAAACATTATCAACCGAGGAACTAAGGAGGTCTTACGTGATTTGGAGACTGTTACCGATCCTGCTAATTAGTGGTTGTAGTATTTTTGAGCGAACACCATACATTCCTGAGACAAAACCCGTCGAGATCGTAACGATCACTGAACCTGCGGCTATCTATCACCCCGCTTTACCAAATGCAATTACGACCAGCCCAGTTGAATGGAAGGTGTTGACACCCGAAATTATGCAAGAATATTTGGATGATCTTGAGGCTGGCAACGCGCCTACAAATGCCTATTACGGGCTATCTACAAAAGGCTATGAAAACCTTTCAAGCAACATGGCCGAGGTGAAACGGTATATCCGTCAAGTATTGAATATTATAGACTACTATAGAAATATAGACTCGGAGACCGACGATGAGAGTGACGAGCAGCGAGGGAATCGCACTGATAAAGAAATTTGAAGGGTGTGAGCTTGAAGCTTACCAGTGCTCTGCAAATGTTTGGACGCTCGGTTATGGACATACTGCTGGCGTGTCAGAGGGCGATACATGCACAGAGGCAGATGCTGAAACTATGTTGGCTGAAGACCTCCAAGAGTTTGAGAATTACGTGAATGATTTGGTGACTTCTGACTTGTCACAAAACGAGTTCGATGCCTTAGTCGCGTGGACCTACAACTTGGGCCCGGGCGCTTTGAAAGAGTCCACTTTGTTACGCAGACTAAATGACGGTGACTATGAAGATGTGCCTTATCAAATCAAACGCTGGAATCGCGCTGGCGGAGAGGTATTACCTGGTCTGACTCGCCGTCGAGAAGCAGAGGCTTTATTGTTCCAGGGAGAGCCTTGGGAGGATGTCTGAGCTATCGCTCAAAGACTTTGAGATCCTCAGTGAACAGGATCAAAACGAGGCGCTTGCCCTTCTCTCACGTTTCGATCAAATGGAGAAACAAGAGAAGTGCCAGGGTGACTTCATCGAGTTTGTCAAACACATGTGGCCTGAGTGTATCCTCGGTAGACATCACAAAATTATCGGCGACAAGTTCAATAAGATAGCCCAAGGCAAGCTCAAGCGACTCATCGTCTGCTTACCGCCGCGTCACTCCAAATCTGAATTTGCTTCAACCTATTTTCCTGCTTGGATGATGGGTTTGAAAGGCGATCTGAAGATCATTCAAACCACGCACACGGCGGAGCTCGCAGTGCGATTCGGACGTAAAGTCAGGAATATCATCGACTCTGATGATTACTCGCAAGTGTTCCCAGAGCTAAAACTTGAGGCTGATAACAAGTCAGCGGGCCGATGGACAACAAACCAAGACGGTGAAAGTTTTTATGCAGGTGTGGGTGGCGCGATTACTGGTCGAGGTGCTGACCTGTTGATCATTGACGATCCCCACTCTGAGCAAGACGCATTGTCGCCGACTGCGATGGAGTCCGCGTATGAGTGGTACACATCAGGACCACGCCAGCGTTTGCAGCCTGGTGGCATCATCATCATCGTCATGACGCGCTGGAGCACAAAAGACTTGGTCGGCAAAGTGCTGAAAAAACAAGGCGACGATCATGCTGACCAATGGGAGGTCATTGAGTTCCCCGCGATTATGCCTGAGTCAGACACTCCACTATGGCCTGAGTTTTGGAAAAAAGACGAGTTGCTTTCAGTAAAAGCTTCACTCCCAGTCAGCAAGTGGAACTCTCAGTGGATGCAGAATCCTACGGCTGAGGCGGGGTCTATCGTCAAACGTGAGTGGTGGCGGCGTTGGGAGCCTGATTATGTACCAAGCTACGACTACGTTATTCAGAGTTACGACACCGCTTTCAGCAAAAAAGAGACCGCTGACTACTCCGCTATCACGACGTGGGCTATTTTTTATTCGCCCGACGAGGACGTTGAGTCAATAATTTTGCTTGACGCAAAACGAGTGCGAATGGATTTTCCAGAGCTGAAGCGATTGGCTTACGATGAATACAAGTATTGGGAGCCCGATTGTATCCTGATTGAAGCGAAAGCCAGTGGTACGCCTTTGACACAAGAGCTGAGGCGCATGGGTATTCCAGTGACAAGCTATACACCTTCGCGCGGGCAAGATAAGATCGCCAGAATGAACTCTGTTGCTCCGATCTTTGAAAGCGGCATGGTATGGGCGCCTGATGATCGTTTTGCCGATGAGGTGATTGAAGAGATGGCAAGCTTCCCGTTTGGCGACAATGACGATTACTGCGACAGTGCTACTATGGCTTTGATGCGGTTTCGCCAAGGTGGGTTTTTGGCCTTGCAAGACGATTACCCTGAAGAGGTCCAACTGCTCCGCGCAAATAGACAGGTGTACTACTAATGGCGATTGAAAAAAAAGGTTTAGGCACTGAGACAGACCCCGATGTGATGCCAATGGGCAGCGCGATGGAAATTGAGCCTGAAATGACGCGGGCTGATGAAATACGCAGTGCCGCAGAAATACTAATATCAGAAGAAAGCATCCTCATCGATGATGAAATAGACGCCGTTGACGAGCCGATCGCCACAGATTTCAACGCCAATCTCGTTGAATTTATCTCACCATCGGACTTGTCAAAGCTGGCCGATGACGTGCTGTCTTCCATCAAGTCAGATAAGGAGAGTCGCAGCGAGTGGGAAAAGACTTATACGGATGGTCTCAAATATCTCGGCATGAAGTTCGATGAATCTCGCAGTCAACCCTTCGAAGGATCGACTGGGGTCATTCACCCTATACTAGCGGAGTCAGTCACGCAGTTTCAGGCCCAAGCATACAAAGAATTGTTACCCGCCAAAGGCCCGGTAAAAACAGAAGTGGTTGGCGTCCGCACGCCTGAAGTCGAAATGCAAGCAGTCCGCGTTCAAGAATTCATGAACTACTACATTATGAATGTGATGCAAGAGTACGATCCAGAATTGGATATGCTGCTCTTTTATTTGCCGCTTGCAGGATCTGCGTTCAAAAAAGTTTACTACGACACCTCTATGAACAAAGCGGCGAGCAAATTTATCGAGCCGCAAGACTTAATTGTCCCGTATGAAGCCGCTGACTTATTCACGGCCGAGCGTGTCACACATGTTCTGAACATGAGCCGCAACGAAATCAAGAAGCAACAACTGAACGGTTTCTATGCTGACGTTGAGCTGAAGGGTGGCTCAATCAATTACATGCGGAGCGAGGTCGAAGAAGAGATTGACGAGATTGAGGGGATGGAGCCCTCTTATCAAGAAAACAGAGATTATGTTGTCTTTGAGACACACACCATTTTGGATATCCCTGGCTTTGAGGATATGGGAGCAGACGGCGAGCCTACAGGTCTCAAGTTACCTTACATCGTCACCCTTGATGAGCAATCACAAAAAGTCTTGTCTATACGCCGCAACTATCTCGAGCAAGACCCGCAGAAAATGAAAATCAACTATTTTGTGCAGTACAAGTTTTTGCCGGGGCTCGGTTTTTACGGGCTTGGCCTCAGCCACATGATTGGTGGGATTAGCAAATCAGCGACTTCGATACTGCGACAGCTAATTGATGCGGGCACGCTAGCGAACTTGCCCGCGGGTTTTAAAGCGCGAGGAATGCGTATCCGTGACGAGGACAACCCGCTACAACCTGGTGAGTTCCGTGACATTGACACGACGGGCGCCTCACTACGAGAAAACTTGATACCACTGCCGATCAAAGAACCCAGCAACGTATTGATGAGTCTGCTCGGGCTTTTGGTCGAGTCAGGCAAGCGGTTTGCAAGCATCGCTGATATGAACGTGGGCGACATGAATCAAGCCATGCCTGTGGGAACCACAGTCGCTTTGCTTGAGCGTGGCACCAAAGTCATGTCAGCCATCCACAAGCGGTTGCACTACAGTCAGAAGCTTGAGTTTCAGCTCCTCGCAAAAGTCTTTGCAGAGTATTTACCTCAAAGCTACCCATTTGTTGCGCGCAACGGCCCACAAGAAATCATGGCGCAAGACTTCGATGGTCGCGTAGACGTCATACCCGTATCAGACCCCAACATTTTTAGTCAGTCTCAACGGATCACGATGGCGCAAGAGCTGTTGCAAATGGTTCAATCTAACCCAGAGATACACGGTCCTCAGGGTATTTACGAAGCGTATCGGCGCATGTATTCGGCGTTGGGTGTGGACGACGTAGATAGCTTGATTCAGCCACCACCCCCGCCACCGATGCCTCAACCGATAGATGCAGGGATCGAAAACAACGGCTTTTTGATGGGTCAGCCCGCTCAGGCCTTTGAGCAACAAAACCATCAAGCCCATATCGACGCTCACCGCTCTCTGTTTTTGACCGACGTGGTGAAACAGAATCCTGCGTTGCAAGGAATGATTATTGGTCACATGATGCAGCACTTGCAGTTCATGGCAGGTCAAATGGCTCAAGCTCAGATACCACCAGAGCTTGGTCAGCAAATGCAGCAATTGCAACAGGCTGGGCAAGCGGGTCAGATACCGCCAGATCAAATGCAGATGCAAATGGGTCAGATTCAAATGCAGATAGAGCAATTCTCAGCACCGATCCTGGCACAGTTGACACAAGAGCTGCTTGAGTCGATCGGCCAAGGTGATGAGACAGATCCTTTGGTGCAAATACGTCAGCAAGAGCTAGAGTTGCGTGAAAAAGCCATTGATGTAGACAATGAACAATTCGAAGCAAAACAAGAAGCTAGAGCAAGGGAAAAGTTGCTGGAAAGTGAGATATCGAAACAGCGAATCGACACTCAAAAAGAGGTCGCAGACGACAAATTAGACGTCGCTTTACGACGTTTAGAACAACAAGCAGACTTAAAACTGCTTGATATGCAGAGCCGCAGGAGGTAAGCATGGCAGGAAAATTTATTTCATCTAATTCCACAGTGCGTGAAACAGTAGCTTTGCTCAAAGAAGAAAAGCGATTGGTCCGCGAAATAGAAGCCAAGATTGTTGAACAATCAATGGCCGACGCAGCACACAAAAAAATGATGAGTGAGCATCGTATTGCCACAAAAATGGCAAAAATACACGGCCATGAACCACCACCACCTATTGTATCTGCAACCCCTGAGGTCGCAGTAGAAGTTGCAGCCCCACCCGCTGTAGAGCCTAGGGTCGCTTCAGAGCCGCCACCAAAAAAAGCTCCAGCGAAAAAAGCCCCTGCAAAAAAAGCTACGGCAAAAAAAGCCACACCGAAAAAATCACCACGCAAAAAGGGATAAACCATGAAAGATATGACTCGAATTGAAAAAGTAGAAACGCCTACAAAAAAGATGAAGACCACGCCCACTATGCCTGACCCGGTACGGCGCACAGTTGGCGGAACTTATCGTGTGATCAAAGCGCGCGGTTATGGTGCAGCGACACGCGGTTACGACTTTCATGAGCGCGATTAGTGGACGACATTGATCTAGGCTCCCGCCTAAAACGGATTTTATCTGAGCGTCGAGAGCTAATACGCGAAGTGCTGATGGACGGTATGCTCAAAGATATAGAGCACTATAAATCTTTGCAGGGAGAGCTGGTTATTATAAACTTGGTTGAAGACACGATCCGTGAGTATTACAAGGACATCTAAATTGACTGAATCCACCGTTGCCTCCGCCTACGTTCCTGCCAGTGAAATGGTGCTCAACCCCGATTTGCTCGAAAAAAGCGCACTAGAGCGTCTGCCTCAACCCACAGGCTGGCGGATGCTAGTCATGCCTTGGAAAGGCAAAGCAACTACTGATGGTGGTATTCATCTACTTAAAGAAACCGTCGATCGGGAGGCGCTTGCCACCGTCGTCGCGCTAGTCCTAAAAATGGGGCCGCTTTGCTACGGTGACACCGAAAAGTTTGGAGACACGCCCTGGGTGTCGGAGAACCAATGGGTGCTCATCGGGCGTTATGCTGGCGCGCGCTTTAAATTGGAGGACGGCGAAGAGGTCCGTATTATCAATGATGACGAGGTCATCGGCACCATTCTACATCCCGCAGACATAGTGAGTTTCAAATGATTGAGAATCAAGCAGCAGAGCAACAAGAGGTTATTGAAGAGCAGTTAGAGATTCAGGTCACTGAAGATCCCGTGGAGTCGCCGTCGCGATCAGGCGGCGATGATGAGCTTGAAACGTATACCAAGTCGGTCTCCAAGCGCATCAACAAGCTCAACGCCAAAACGCGAGAGGCAGAACAACGCGCTCAACAGCTCGAACAAATTGCACTGCAAAAAGAGGCGGAGTTACAACAATATCGCACGTACTCACAACAGCAGTCGAATCAAGTTTTAGCCAAAGAAGAAGAAGCAATTACGAGCAAAGAAGCGCAAATTGATGATGTTTATCGTAAAGCTGTTGAGAGCGGCGACGCGGAACTTATTACTAAAGCGTCAAAATTACAAAGTGACATCTCGATCCAAAAAGAAAAACTGCGGGTTGCGAAAGCAAGACAACAAGCAGCGGCTCAGGAGCAAGAATATATATCACAGGGCAATGAACAGCCCGTCTATCAACAACCAGAACAGCCCGCAGAACAAGAGATTCAGCCGACCGAGGACGCCTTGGCTTGGCATGACCGCAACCCTTGGTATGCAAATAAAGACGACGAAGAGGATATGAAGGCAACGCAATATGCGTACTACGTTCATTACAACCTCGCGAACGAGGGCTACGATGTTGGCTCAGACGAATATTATGAGGAGTTGGACAGCCGTGTAGGTACGGTTTATCCTCACACCAGAACTTCTGAAACTAGGAGTCAGACCGTTAGAAGTGAAGCGCAACCCGCTGTGCAAAGAGTTGCATCAACCTCCACAGGAGGTCGGTCGAAAACACAAGGCAAAAAGAATGGCGTAAGCTTTTCGAAGTCAGAGCTCGAGCGTCTCAGAGGCTTAAAGCCGCACAATATGTCAGAAGAGGCATGGTTGCAGCGAGTCGCCAAAGAGAAGCAAAAAATCGCACAAAGAGAGGCAAGTTAAAATGGCAGAAACAAAAGCAAGCGCACGTTCATCCCGTGATTCGCAGTCACACGATAATCAGACGCGACGTAAACCCTGGAAACCTGTTCGTTCACTCGAAACACCGACACCCCCAGAAGGTTACACCTACCGATGGATTCGGGAGTCGATGCTAGGTCAAGAAGACCGTGCAAACGTATCACGACGTTTGCGTGAGGGCTGGGAGTTAGTGCGCGGCACTGAACTGCCACCTGAATGGCGATCTTTGCCTACCCTTGACAATGGGCGACATGAAGGCGTGGTTTACAACGAAGGGTTGCTTCTTGCAAAAATCCCAAACGAAACGATCGAAGAGCGGCGTGCGTATTATGCGGACAAATCTCAACAAGCCACGGATGCCTTGGACAACACCATGTTCAATGAAACCCGTGGTGATAGTCGTTACGTCAAATATGATCCTCAGCGAGATAGCAATGTTACTTTTGGACGCAGATAGCGAGGTAATTTCAAATGGCGAATAAAGACGCTGCATTTGGTATGAAGCCCGTCCGTATGATCGGCGGCGCACCTTACTCTGGCGGAACAAGTCGATATCGTATCGCGGCAAACTACGGCACAGCCATCTTTCAAGGCGACATGGTCGCTCAAGTGACAGGTGGTACGGTCGAAGTTCATGCGGACGGCGGGACAGTCCCCATTGTAGGTGTTTTTAACGGTTGTCAGTTCACTGATCCTACAAGTGGGGAGCAGGTGTTCAGCAACTTCTATCCAGCAAGCACAAACGCATCCGACATCATCGCATTCATTATCGATGATCCAAATGTCGTTTTTGAGGTCCAAGCGGACGACACGTTCCCAGTCGCTGATCTATTTGGCAACTTTGATATCGTGTACACCAGCTCGGGCAGCACACTCACTGGCATTTCAGGTGCTGAGTTGGATGTCACAACGGGAGCAACAAACACCACTCTCCCAATTAAGGCGATTGACATTTCACAAGATCCGAACAACGACGACGTTGCATCGGCGAACACTAACGTGCTTGTGGTCATTCAAAACTCAATCTACGGCGTCAAAGGCGCTGGCCTAGCATAAGGAGCTGAACAATGGCTATTTCAAGAGCACAGCTCGCTAAAGAACTCGAACCAGGATTGAACAGTTTGTTCGGGCTTTCTTATAATGACTATGACCGCGAATATGAAGAAATATTCGCTATCGAAGACTCTCAGCGTGCATTCGAAGAAGAGGTACTCATCACCGGATTTGGCGGTGCGCCGACCAAAACGGAAGGTCAAGGTGTCGCGTTCGACAATGCAAGTGAGTCATTCACTGCTAGGTATACGCACGATACGGTGGCTTTAGCATTTGCCCTCACCGACGAAGCTGTGGAGGACAATCTTTACGATTCGTTAGGTAAACGCTATGTGAAGGCTTTGGCCCGATCTATGGCGAACACCAAGGAAGTGAAAGGTGCGGACGTTTTGAACAATGCGTTCTCATCCAGCTTCACGGGTGGTGATGGCGTATCGTTGATCAACACGGCTCACCCGCTTGCGGGTGGTGGCACTGCCGCAAACCGTGCGACCTCGATGGCTGACCTGAATGAAACTTCGTTGGAAGATGCGCTGATTGACATCAGTACATTTACCGATGACAAAGGTCTGACCATTTCGGTCCAAGCAACCAAATTGGTTGTGCCGCCTCAACTGGTATTTGTTGCCGATCGGATTTTGAACTCAACACTGCGTTCAGGAACGGCTGACAACGATATCAACGCGATCCGTAACACGGGCGTGTTGCCAGGTGGGTACACGGTCAACCACTACTTGGCTGATCCCGATGCCTTCTTTATCTTGACCAGCGTCACTGATGCGGGTGAAGGTTTGAAGATGTTCCAGCGTACTCCGATGGAGACCAGCATGGAGCCTGACTTTACAACAGGCAACATACGCTATAAGGCGCGCGAGAGGTACTCGTTCGGCTTCTCCGACTGGCGTGGGATTTACGGCTCTCAAGGGGCGTAAAATCGCAAACATATATGGGGGGCATCAGCCCCCTTTTTTTGTTTTACAGGTTCACATACACTGAGAGGGTCAGATGGTGATCAGATGGGCTGATCACTGGTTTTCACAGGAGAACTTTCATGACTACTCATTTTACTTCAGGCGTTACTAACGTCACTGCATCAGGCACTTCTGGCAAACTCAAAATGCCAGCGCCGCAGAAATATCACACTTACTTCAACGACTTCGATACCTACTTGGCATCAGATTGGACGATCACGACCACTGAAGGTGGATCGGGCAATGCGTCAGAAGCTTTGGGTGACGGAGATGGCGGTCTGCTCGTTATTACAAATGACGACGCTGACAACGACAACGACTTCCTCCAGCTCGTAAAAGAAGGCTTCAAGTTTGAGTCAACCAAGCAGCTTGCGTTTTCAGCACGTATGAAGACGAGCGATGCGGATGCCTCTGACGTGGTCATGGGACTCCAGCTCACTGATACGTCGCCACTCGATGTGACAGACGGCATTTTCTTTTTGCTGACCGATGGCTCAACGACGCTACAATTCATTGTTGAAAAAGATGGCACGCAAAGCACGCTGAACTTGCCGACAGTAATGGCCGATGACACCTTCATGACGGTTGGCTTTCTATTCGATCCGAAAGATCAGCTCTTTCATGTCTATCAAAACAACGCTGAAGTCGGCACAGTGGTCAGTACCAACGCTCCCGACGATGAGGAGCTGACTGTCAGCTTTGGCATTCAAAATGGCGCCGCAGCCGCAAAAGTTTTGACCGTTGACTACATCAGCGCGATGAAAGAGCGAACAGCCACCACTGAACTCTAAGGGGAGGTGACACATGGCTGATGCAGTTACAAGCCAAACTATTCAGGATGGTGAACGCAAAGCCGTCCTGAAGTTTACAAATGCCAGTGATGGCACGGGTGAATCGGCTGTAAAAAAAGTCGATGTATCCGCGTTGACGTCAAACTCAGCAGGGTTGTCATGCACTAAAGTCACCATAAATAAAATTTGGTGGCAGTGTACGGGGATGTCAGTCAAAATTGAGTTCGATGCGACCAGCAACGTGCTGGCGATAGGGTTGAGTGAGGATAGCAACGGTTATCACGATTACAGTGATTTCAGTGGCATCCCTAACAACGCCGGGTCTGGCATTACGGGCGATCTTGACTTTACGACGGTAGGCCATTCGAGCGGCGATACTTACATGATCGTTCTCGAGTTAATCAAATCGTATGGCTGATACGTCAGACGTCAAGCGCACTAAATCAGGGAGACTCGTCTATCGTGGCGAGTCTTTCCCTGGTTATAACAAGCAAAAAAGAACGCCTGGCAAAAACAAAAAGTTTGCTGTTCTGGCCAAAAAGGGCGATCAAGTGAAGATTGTGCGATATGGCGACCCCAACATGAAAATCAAAAAGGCAAGCCCAGAAAGGCGCAAAAACTTTCGTGCTCGCCACGGTTGTGATGCGGTCGAGAAGAAGAAAGACGTCTTTGCCGCAAGCTACTGGTCTTGCAAAAATTGGTGACATAAATGGATGAAGACAGCGATTTAGCGCGAGCGATAGCAGAGTACTCCAATCCGACGACGTCGTACTCGGCGTTGGAGGACTACTTGATGCAACGTCCCGTCTTCGACCGTGGTCCGCGGGAGGCGGTCAGTCTCCCACAGTTGCGTCGTCTTGAGGCGCTCGAGCCAGACACCGATCAGCTTCAAGCCAATCGATTCGAACGTCTTATTGACGAGCAACGGGCTAGAGAAGAAGCAGGGGCTGCTGAAACACAAGCACAGCTAGACGCATTGCGAGACTCTTTGCGAGAGCAACTGTCGTCAGCCGAAGATGCAGCGCGTTCAGAACGGTCTGACGTGACGAAAGCCCTTGAAGGTCGTATTGATGAGTTGCGACGGGGGATCGACGCTGAGACGTTAGATTTGCGCCAGGCTGGTCTAGATGAGCGTGCAGCTTTAGCGCGTCAGATTGAAGAGGGCGATAAAATTGTCCGCGAGGCACAGGAGCTGTCTGTCAGCAATCTGCAAGATCGACTTTTTACACTATCTGATGATTTAGCAAGTATCAACTCAGCAATCGATGAGAATTACGATCAACTTACTGAGTCGCAAAAAGCATCCGCAGATAGCACGCAGACTGAGATAGACGGTCTGAATCAACAGCTAGAAAGCTTGTATGCCGATGTGGAATCAGGCAATGCCGCACAGTCGGAAACCATACGCAACGAAACAGCAAACTTGATATCGGGCCTTGAACAACAAATCGGAGGTCTTGCTGATAATCTTGGTGCTTTACCGATCGAATCTATACAAGCACAACTTGCCGCAGTCAATGATCAAACGAGTCAGTTCCAGAGTGCCGTTGATGCAGCCACTGCTGAGCGCGGCGACTTGGCGGCACAGATCGCAGCGTTGCGAGACGCTGATTTGACACAAGCGGATTTAGCTACGCTCTCAGAAAACATTGCAGGTCAGCGACAAGCCGATATCACAGCCGCACTTGACCCTATAGCAGCCCAACGTCAAGCAGATATTGCCGCAGCTATTGATCCAATAGCGGCGCTGCGACAAGAAGCAATCAGCGGCGCGATTGATCCTATTCAGCAACAAATCGAAAGTCTGCGTGCTGAGATTCCGCAACAAATTGACACTGACGCGCTACGGCAACAGCTCAGAGATGAAATTTTAGCGAGTCTGCCAGAGGCGACGCCTAGTGTGGGTTCAGGCGAAGGTAATTTGATGGATTATCAAGGCCCATCGTTTGCAGAGACGCCAGACTCTTTTGGCTTCAATGCTCCAGCAAGTTTGAATATGTCCGATGGTAGAGCTGATGCGCTGGGCCTTTTCGATGAGGGGGCTGGGACTGAAGTTGAGACGGCCGTCCCGCCCACTATAGAAGTGCAAATGCCAGAGGGATTTGGCACGCCTGAATACGAAGGCAATCGAGGAATCAATCCCGCGGTAGGAAGACGTCCTGATGACAGCATCATCACTTTGTCAGATACGCAAGCAAATCCTATAGATTTTGAGTTAGCGTTTGGTAAACCTGCGAATGAAAAAACACCAAGAGCAGCTCCGCCCACCGCCATGCCTGTCAAACCGCTACCTGTCAAGCCGCAGCCTGTCAAACCGCTACCTATCAAACCGCAGCCTGTCAAACCGATGCCAGTAAAGCCGCCGATTATCATGCCGCCTCGAGAGGAGCCACCTATTTTCTTAGCGCCAGGCAACTCAGGGCCAATTATCGCGAACCCCGGACAGCCACCGTTAGTGCCGCCGCCTGTGAAGGCAGTAAAGCCAGCGCCGCGTATCAAACCGCTTCCCGTCAAGTTGCCGCAGATTGAACCTCGGCCCGTAAAACCGTTACCAATCGTTTTGCCGCAACCGAAGCGAAAACTACGCAGTCCCGTATTACGAAGACCACGATTTGGGAGATAAAAATGGCAAGTAAAATACCTGACAACGTAGCTAATCCATCTATCTACAAAAAAGCTAAAGCAAAGATGAAGCGCAAATTTGACGTAACACCGTCTGCGTATTCTTCAGGCTACTTAGTCCAAGAGTACAAGCGCATGGGCGGAAAATATAAGGGCGCCAGCGGTGGAGAGGTGACGCTTGACCCAGCAAAAAGCGATTTGGACAAAGATGGCAAGCTGAGTAAATATGAAAAAAAGCGCGGCACGGCTATCGCCAAGAGCATGGCAAAACAAGCCAAAGGGATGCGGGACGGCGGCACTGTTATGGTGCAAAGCCGTGGTTGTGGTGCAATGATGCCGGGCAAAAAGAAAATGACGAGAGTTCCCCGTGGCTAAACCTCAAGGTGGTTTGAAAAAATGGTTTGGTAAAGGCAAAGGTGGCGACTGGGTCGATATAGGCGCACCAAAAAAAGACGGCAAGTTTCAAGCGTGCGGTCGCGCAAAGACCAAAGGCTCAAAGCGTAAGTATCCGAAATGTGTGCCGCGTGCTGAAGCTAAACAGATGACCGCTGGCGAAAGAAAAAGTGCGGTCAGAAGAAAGCGAGCAAAGCCCCAAGGTGTGGGTGGTAGGCCGACAAACGTACCTACTTACGCACGCGATGGCGGTGCTGTCACTATGATACAAGCGCGTGGGTGTGGTGCTATTTTGCCTAGCAAGCAAAAAATGACGCGGGTGCCGCGTGGGTAAAAAATGGAGCGCGGCGCGAAAGCGCAAGGTAAACTGTTCTAATCCACGGGGGTTTTCTCAGAAAGCTCACTGTGCAGGACGAAAAAAACGATCTCAAAGCAGGAGTAAGTGACATGGCGGGACACAAAAAGAAAGGCATGAAAGCTAAAGGCATGATGGCTGGCGGCAAGATGAAGGCCAAAGGAATGATGGCTGGTGGGAAAATGAAGGCAAAAGGGATGATGGCTGGCGGCAAAATGAAAGCCAAAGGTATGGCGATGGGCGGCAAAATGAAAGCAAAGGGTATGGCGAAAGGTGGCAAGATGGCCACAAAAAGCTATGCCAAAGGCGGCGCCGCAGGTGGCATGAGAAAGCCCTCCAACAAGAATAGTGGACTGTATGGCCGTTAAGCGTGGCGTATCTACAGAGCAACATTCCCTATTTCAAATGTTGGGTTCGTAAAGAGTACACGCACAATCACGCCAAATATCACGGTGAGTTTATTCATGCGATGGCCATCGCCGTGACCACGATGCCGACGCGGTGCTTGAGCTTTCAAGTTATCTTCACGGGTGCAGAGACCTATGACGATGACAATGAACCGAACGTGCATGGTGGTGCGATGTGGGCTCGCATGCCGATTACTGCGCTCGTTGGTGACACGCCGCTTGAGGAGTGGCCTGACCCAATGCCTGTGTGGGCTGCACAACCTTGGGACTGCTCATCGCGAGATCATGCGGTGTATGTGCTTGATCGTTGCACACCGTGTCCGTGGTTGGCCAAAATCGATGGTGAAATGTATCCCGCTAAGTATCTTTTCACCGTTGATTACACCAACAACGAAATCGCAGACGACCCGGCACAACACAAACAAAGCCATGTGCTTGAGCTACTTGATGCAGGGCCGTGGACTGGCAACATCGTTGCACTACCCAACAACCGCGTGCGCGTCACGCATCCCGCTTGGTTTGAAACTGGGGAAGGCGCGCCAGACTTCCGCCCATCCCAGCATATCCATTACAGCAAAAGCGATTTAGACTACACTCTTGATGTCAACCAAGTGTTCGACAACCTGTACGCGGAGACAGACGATGACGGTGAGCGGGAGTAAAGATTTTGAGCTTGACGTAGCAGACTACGTCGAAGAGGCGTTTGAGCGTTGCGGTTTAGAATTACGCACGGGCTATGACCTCAAAACCGCCACCCGGTCGATGAACTTGATGCTGGCAGAGTGGGCAAACCGTGGTCTGAACCAATGGACTATTAATCAAAAAGTTTTGACGATGGTCAAAGACACGACCGTCTACACTATTGATACCACCACACCCACCGCCACGATCGACGTACTCGATGTTTTCATTCGAGAGACGCTAGGCGGGGTATCGACGGACGTGCCAATCACTAGGATGTCACGTTCAGAATACGCCAATATCTCTACCAAAAGCACGACGGGTAAGCCCAACCAATATTTGATCGATAAACAAATAAGCCCAACCATTACGGTCTGGCCCGCGCCAGATCAAAATAGCAAATATGAGCTATATTTAAATGCACTTAGTCGCATAGACGACGCTGACGTAGGCGCGAACACAATGGAGATCCCATTCAGGTTCTATCCGTGTTTGGCGGCTGGGCTCGCGTACTATTTGGCGCTCAAGCGTGCGCCTGAAAAGGTGGGTATGCTCAAGCAACTCTATGAAGAGGAGTTTGAGCGAGCTTTGAGTCAGGATGAGGACCGCGCTTCATTTCGAGTGGCCCCAGACTTACGCGGCTATACCATAGCGTAATGGCTTACGCTTCGAACAAAAATGCGTATGGGATCTGTGACATCACGGGGTTTCGCTATCGCCTCAAAGACATGAAAAAAACGTGGGACGGACTGCTAGTCGGACCAGATCAGTATTCCCCAAAACACCCTCAGCTCATGCCCAAGCCGACGCCGATTGATCCCCAAGCTTTGCAAGTAACCCGGCCCGATCAAGCGGCAGATGGAAATGACAGCACAGTGTTTACTGTGTACACAAATACAGGAAGTGGTAAATTAGGCACAGTTTTGCAAACTTTTGCCATCACTGCTAGTGTCGGCAGTGTGGAGGTTACCACGTCATGAGTTTTACCTTAGCAACATTGAAAACGGCCGTGCAGGACTACCTGCAAGTCTCTGAGACCACGTTTACAAACCAGCTCGATACCTTTATTCAAGAGGCGGAGAGCAGGATTTTCAAGATGGTGCAACTCCCTGAGCAGCGCAAAAATGTGCAAGGCACGGCGTCGTCAGGCAATAGGTTCCTGGCGACACCGTCTGATTTTTTTGCACCGTTTTCGCTGGCGATTATCAACAGCAGTAACAAATACATCTATTTGGACTTCAAGCACCCGTCGTTTTTGAAGGAGTTCAGTCCAACATCGACGACTACTGGGACGCCAAAGTATTACAGCTTGTTTGATGATTCTGCTTTTGAGTTGTCACCTGTGCCCAACGCCAACTTTACCGTTGAGGTGCATTATTTGCACAAGCCAGCATCGCTTACCGCGGGCGCAACAACAGGGACAACAATCCTATCTACAGACCACCCTGATGCGTTGTTTTACGGCACATTGGTGGAGGGCGCTGTATTTCTCAAAGAGACACCTGACGTGATAGCCAACTTCGAGGCACGGTTCAAAGAGGCCGTGGGAAGAATGAAGAATCTGAGCGAGGGTCGTAATACACGCGACGAGTTCAGATACGATCTATTGCGTACAGGTGTGTCTTAATGGAGAAACTGCCAGAGCTTAAAGGTAAAAAAGTCGCAATCATCGGTCTGGGAGCATCTCAGATTGACTACGTTATCGGCGTTGAAAACAGCAAAACTTGGGATGAGGTCTGGACGATCAACTCAGCTTTGTCGGTGTTTGAGTGCGACAGAGTGTTTATGCTCGACCCCGCAAGCCGTTTTTTGGACACGGATGATGCGGGTAATCAAACCGACGTCATGCGGCGATTGTTACCCACTTTTGATAAGCCCATCTATACATGTGAGCTAGATGAGCGAGTGCCCTCCTTAGTCGAATATCCGTTAGAACAAGTCGTAATAGACCAGCGGTGTGCCTATCTCAACACGACTGTGGCCTATTCGCTGGCGTTCGCCGCATACCATGAGGTCGGCCACGTTGACTTATTTGGCATGGATTTTTCGTACCGCAAAAATTTGCACTTTGCAGAAGCAGGGCGCGCGTGCGTGGAGTTCTGGATCTGCAAACTGATCGCGATGGGTATCACCGTTGGTGTCAGTCCCCGGTCCTCATTGTTGGATCAAAACGTCGATATTAAGGAGCGTTTGTATGGGTATCATCGGCTACCCAACCCCAAGATCGCCATGCCCAACCCTGAGGGTGAGTGGGTCGTTTGTGACCGATCAGAGCTTGCCAGCATGATTCAAAAACACAACATCGAGACGGTAGAGCCGCTCACCAGCCCGGAGCCTTACAAGGGATGATTAACGATCAAATTGGCTTTCAACTCGGCCAGGTCATGGTGTCTACGACACACAACAAAGGTCATGACGTAGAGTTTTGGGCAGCGCAAACCACCAATAAGATCGTTGGGATTAGTGAAGAGGCTGACCCCCATATTCGCTTGCAAGCAGAGGCTTTCCGCGATCAGGTTTATACGTTAATCTTGTTAGGCATGAAGAATGCCATCGCCTCTGATCGCGTGACGATTCGAGGTAAACTCACTGCTCAAGGGCATGAGGACATGGCGAAAATCATCAAGGAGCTTTGACATGGCTATAACCTCGGCAATACCAACCAGCTTCAAGCAAGAGCTCTTGGTCGGCACACATAATTTTACAGCTACGAGCGGCAACTCATTTAAGTTGGCTTTGTATACATCGAGTGCGACTTTAGGAGCGTCAACAACTGCTTTTACGACAACGGGCCAAGTGAGTGGCACCAATTACACGTCTGGCGGAAACACGCTCACTTCTGTGACGCCCACGACTACGGGAACAACCGCTGTATGCGATTTCTCTGATCTCACGTTTGGCACTGCCACCGTGACGGCGAGGGGCTGTATGATTTACAACGACACGCAGTCAGACAAAGCGTGTGCGATCATTGATTTTGGTGGCGATAAGACGAGCACGGCGGGTGATTTTACTGTGGTCTTTCCGAGTCCTACCGCGACGGGCGCAATCATCAGACTGGCTTGATGCGCTATGCCGCTTACGAAAGTCGAGTTCCGGGCTGGAATCAATAAAGAAGAAACGGATTACGCCAACAGCGGGGGCTGGGTTGATGGCAACCTGATTCGTTTTCGAAAGGGGCGAGCCGAAAAGGTCGGCGGTTGGTTTAAGCGTGGCACTAACACGTTTCTTGGTATTGGCCGCGCGTTACATTCTTGGATTTCTTTGGGTGCGACGCGCTACATCGGTATCGGTACAACTTTCAAATACTATGTGGCTGAGGGTGATAACTATTATGATGTTACACCCATACGCAAAACTTCGACCAATTCTATCACCTTTGCAGCAACCAACGGCTCATCAACCCTAACGGTCACGGACTCATCGCACGGTGCGGTAAACAATGACTTTGTGACAATCTCGGGTGCGGTGACTTTGGGCGGGCTTATTACGGCTGACGTGCTCAATCAAGAGTATCAAATCTCTCTGGTCACTGGCACTGACACGTATGAAATTACAGCAAAAGATACATTAGGCGCTACGGTCACAGCTAACAGTAGTGATACCGGCAACGGTGGCTCAGGCGTTGATGGGGTATACCAAATCAACGTGGGACTTGACACCTATCTCCAAGGCACAGGCTGGGGTGTAGGTACTTGGGGCGCAGGTACATGGGGTTCTGCTAGTGCTGTGTCTGCGCTAAATCAATTGCGAACCTGGACTCACGATAATTTTGGTGAAAATCTGATCATCAACGTGCGTGGCGGCGGCATTTACCGTTGGGTTGAGAATAATGGAACTAGCACTCGGGCGGTCGAGTTGTCAGAAGTCACGGGCGCAAATCTAGTGCCTACAGTAGGTTTGCAAGTTTTGACCTCTGAAACAGATCGTCACCTCATTGTACTCGGCGCGGACCCCATATCGGGCAGCTCTCGCACAGGCGTTGTCGATCCGATGCTTGTGGCTTTCAGCTCCTCAGAACAAGATTTGGTATTTGAGCCGTTAGCGACAAACAGTGCGGGTGACGTGAGGCTCTCCGCTGGATCGTTCATTGTAGGCGGACTCAAGTCTCGGCAAGAGATTTTGATTTGGACCGACACTAGCCTATACAGCATGAATTTCATCGGCCCGCCTTTGATTTTTGCGGTCAACCTGATCAATGAAGGATCGGGTCTCATCAGCCCTAAAGGGGCAGTCAACGCACCAAACGGTGTCTATTTTGCCAGCAAAACAGGATTCTATTTTTACAGCGGCTCCGTGCAGAAACTGCCATGCAGTGTGCAGGAATACGTTTTCGACGATTTAGACTTGAGTCAAGCCTTCAAATGTTTCATGGGCTTGAACAGCGAATTCAGTGAGATGTGGTTTTTCTACCCCAGCATCACTGATGGTACAGGGGAGATTAGCCGTTACGTCATATACAACTACGAGGAAAACCACTGGTCGATTGGTAATCTAGTACGTTATTCATGGCTAGATGCTGGTATAGAAGATCAGCCAATCGCAGGTGTTACCACAAGTAACACACAATGTTTATTCAATCATGAAATCGGGTTCGATGACTACCAAGATCCGATGACGGGTGTCTTCATTGAATCGGCTGATTTGGACATTTCTGAGGGCGAAAATTTTGCTTTTGTCAAAAGAATTATACCCGACGTGGCATTTGTTAAATTATCTGGAGCTACCAACACCCCTGCAATGAATATTGTTGTCAAGCGTCGTGACTTCCCGAATGCGAGCTTGACGACAGACTCGACGTCTCAAGTTACCGAAAGTAGCACGTTGAGTAACGTCCGCAGTCGCGCACGTCAAGTCGTCTTGCGTTTTGAAAGTGATGACGATGAGACCACTGACAATCAGCTTGGCTACAAATGGCGACTGGGATCTACACGTTTGGATTTACAGCCTAGCGGCAGACGATAATGAGTCGCTTGCTAGAAACACGACTGCCTTCTGCGTTAGGTGAAATGGTTGATGCTGGTACGTTTAACCGATTGGTGCGCGTGCTGGAGTTAAACCTTGGGCGTGTGGATTTCACCGTTTCTCCGCATTTTTCAGCTACCGAAATCAGTGAGTTACAATTTGCAACAGGCTCAATAATCTTCAATACTACGAATGAAATTCACCAGGCTTTCGATGGCACGCAGTTTCGCGATTTGTATAGCCATCAGACCTACCCAACTGGGCTGGCGATCACCGCTGGTGTAGGGGCCGTAACAGTGAGCACACCGTAATGGAATTGAACGATGCGTTAATGAACATTTTGGCCGCGAAAGAACGAGAAAGCGGCCTTCCTCCTGTCATGGGTCCTGTGTCTAATTTTCAGCGCGGTGGAGAGGTGGATTCAATTCCGTCGATGATGATAGAGGCCGCGCCTCCAACCAACGATTTAGAACAAGCCATAAACGCTTTGATGGCAGAGCGGGACGCAACGGATGATCCGTTAGAGCGTCAAATTTTAGAAAACACGACTGAAAACATTGCCACTCAAAGCGCGGCACCGATGGCTGAACAAGCCATGATGTTGGCTGAACAAGGAAGAGGGGGAGACACTCGTCTTGCTCATTTGCGTGTCGGCGAGGTCGTCATGCCACCAGAAGCTTTTGACGACGCACAGTTCGAAGCCACGGTCGGTGCAAAATTCAAAGAGCTTGATTTAGATCCAGAGGCTTATATTGTCGGAGCGGGCATTGCCAGTCTCAATCCCATTACTGGCTTAGAAGAATTTGGTTTCTTCAAAAAAGCTTTCAAAAGTATAAAAAAAGTCGTCAAAAAAGTAGCGCCTCTCGCGGTCTTTATCCCTGGAGTTGGAACTGCTTTGGGCGCGGCGCTTGGTGGTATCGGCAGTTTGGCAGGGAGTGCGCTATCTGCCGTGCCGGGTTTGAGTGGAGTAGTGAGCACCGTTGGTGGTGGATTGACTACTGCGCTCAAGGGTATTGGTAGTTTGGGTATACCAGGCTTATCGCCCGCTGCACAAGGAGCACTTGCTGGCGGCACGGGGTCAGCACTAAGCACCATAGGTGGCGCTCTTTCAAACCCTTTAGCTGGTGGTGTTTTGGGCGGTCAAGGCTCTACCTACGGGGGTGTTTCAGGAATGGAGGGAAGTCAAGATTATTTTCGTCGTTTGTTAGATCAATTAGCAGCGACAAGCCCACAAGCAAAAGAAGCGGTCGATCAAGCAAGAGCGTCGGGCGCTACAGACGCTGAAATAGCGGAGGCAACAGAAGAAGAAAATCCCGGTCTTTTGGGTCGATTTGCGAACCTCGCTGGTCTAGCAAGCAGTGGTGCTGGCGGGCTTGGCACGTTGGGCACCTTGGGCGCACTAGGCGCAGCCGGTGCTCTTGGAAAGCTTGCCTACGAAGATGCAAAAAATCGTAGGGGCGTGCCACTTACACCTTTAACGCAAGAAGGAGCAACGGGTCGGTACAACATCGAGGCAGAGATAGCCCGTCGTATGGGTAAGCCCGCTCCAAACCCAGTGGAGTTCGGTTTGCTTCCGAGAGGCACCATACCAACCCTGAGTGGCGGTCGAGCAACGCCTGAGCGGGCGGTAGAGACAGAGACACCTCAACCGATCCCCGGCGTGGAAACCCTGCGTTATGGGGGGCCAGTGATGGCGTTTAAGGACGGTGGCAACGTCGATATGGCTGAGTTCCAACGGATGGATGGCAAGATCGCGGGGCCAGGGACTGAAATCAGCGATGACATACCTGCGATGCTATCGGATGGCGAGTTTGTGATGACCGGCCGTGCTGTGCGTGGCGCTGGCGCTTTTGATATGCAGAAGAGTGACGGTGGGATTGTAACGCTGACACCTAACGGTGCTGAAAGCCGAGAGAAAGGCACAAACTTAATGTACGACATGATGGGTTTGTTCGCTGAATATGCGGACAAGCCAAAAGAAAAGAGGTCGGCCGCATGATTATGACTCCAGGACAACTTGCCCGAGTGCGGCGAATGCAAGAGGGGGGTGAAGTCGATGACCCTGGGGTGGACGACACAGCTCAACCTTTTGTCAGTGATGTCGTAAAGACAGAGAGTCGTTTAGACCCCATCACCATGCAATTTTTGTTTGGTCTGGATGGACAAGGCGGCTTTTTGCCCGGCGCCTTCCGTGCAGCCGAGCGCACCTTCTTCGACGAGGAAGGGCGTCCAATCATTATTCCTACGGAAACGGCAGGATTTTCACCTGACCAAATCCGTGCTTTTAACCTTGCTCGACAAAACATAGGTATTCAACAGCCCTTTATTGATGAAGCGATGGCGTTAGGCCGCGAAGGTATTGGGTCGATTCGTCAGGGGCTTGCAGATCAAGCCCTCGCTTCAGGTCAAGGACTTGAGGCTATTCGGGAGGGCTCTAGGTTTGCTCTCGATCAACGTGATCTCGCCTTACAGGATGCCATGAGCGGTATCCAAGAGGGCAGAGGTCGTGCGATTGCCGCAGAGGAAAGATTACGTGGCGATTTAAGTGATCTTGAAAGGCGCGGTGTGCGCGATACACAACGGTTTGGAATGGACCTGGGGCGTGCACGGGACATTGGTCTTGCAGAGACCGCTCGTTTACGACGAGGTCTTGGTGAGTCGCGACAGCTTTTAGAAGACACGACGGGCGACTTCGACATCATTGGCGCAACGCAAAGACTTCAAGATCCGTTCGAGGACCAGGTGGTCCAGCAGATGATTCAAGACGCGACTGAGGGGTTAGCGAAGCAAGACATGGCGCAATTTGCCAGAGATGTTGCGACAGGCGGGGAATCAGCTTTCGGTTCGCGCGCGCGTCTCAGTGCGGCTGAAAGAGCTGAAGCTTTAGGTCGAGGTCTCGCAAAGCAGGTCGGCGGATTACGCTCAGAAGGATTCAGAAGAGCTCAACAGACGGCGATCAGTGAAGATGAACGAGACCGCCAGGCTAAAAGAGCCGCGGCCACAGGGCTGGCCAGTTTGCGCGGACAAGATTTTGCTGCGGGCACAGGGTTTGGTGATTTAGTGCGTGGAACAGCTCGAGAACAGCTAGGCGCTCAGACAGGGCTCACTGATCAGCTTTCTCGCTCTGCACAATCTCGCTTTGGTGCAGGGACGGATCTTGGGTCTAGACTCAGCAACTTGGGTCTATCAGAGGCGGCCGCTCGAGGCACGGCAGGATCTACAGGCATGGACGTTGCTGGGACTCTCGCGAGTCAATTTGGTCAGATAGGGCGCGAGCAAGCCGCAGGTGGTGCCACACTCGGCGCCGCGCAGTCTGGGTATGGCAGCACATTAGCTGGATTAGGAGGCCAAGCGCAAAGAGCGGGCACAGCCGACGTTGCAAGTCTTATGGGTATTGGCAGTATGCAACAAGGTCTGCGTCAGCGTGAGCTAGACGCCACACGTAGAGATTTGGATCAGGCGCGCATGGCGCCTTTAGCGCAATATCAAGCTCTACTGCCGTTCGCTGGCATGGTGCCCTCTGGCACAACCCAGTTTACAACCAATTTCGGAATGCCGCCCTCTCCAATGCAAGAGGGTTTTGGAACGGGGCTACAAGCTTTCGGCGCTTTCGGTAATTTCGTAAATCCTACAAACCAACTCGGTCGATAGGTTTTTTATGGCAGTAGCAACAGATCAATTGAAAGAACAAATCTCCACGTTGGCTGATGAGGCCGATGAGGGGAATCTGCTGCAACAATACGTCTCAGGTTTGAAGAGCATTGATCGATTGCCAGCCAGTGCAGACGAGATTAGTACAAGACTTGCAGAACTTAATCAGCTTTTTCCTGCAAGACGGCCTCCGAATATTTTTGATTTAGCAAGCAGTCTGGGTCGAGGTTTAATGATGGGCGCTCAAAGCGGGCGACCTACGTCTTTAGGCTACGGTCTAAGCGCAGGGTTTGATCTTTTCAACCAACAAGCCCGCAAAAACAGAGAGGAGGCAAATGCTTTGCGGCGCGAACTTATGTTGCTCGCGCGAAAAGAGGTGCAACAAGAAAAAGCTACTGATATCGCGTTGCAAGAGAAGGGGCTTGAAGCGTCTTTCAAACTGGAATTAGAGAAATTGAAATCAACAGGTGGAGGGCTTTTCAAAGGCAAAGGTGATTTGGCCTCTGCTCTCAACTACATTCTCGAAGCGGCAAAAAACCCTAGCATGGTGCGCGATGAGTTTGGCAATATCAGACCAGAATACGTCATTGCGAAAGCCATCGTGGAACAGCCTCGATCTCAAGTCGTGCAAACAGATCAAGGCGCTTCTGTTGTCACCACGCAAGCAATAAACGTAGATCAAATATTCAAAGATGCAGGACTACCGTCACCCACGGACTTTGCCGTGCCTACTCAAACTCCCGTAGACACGGGAAGGGTGACAGCGGAGGGCAAAAAGATTTTTAAATTGCCTAACGGAGATGTGGTGGTGGAACAGTAATCATGAGTCAAAATTTTCGCCCACTTACAGCAGAAGAATTAGCGGATTATGAATCCTCTACAACAGAGGAGATTGCTCCTTTAGTTTTGAAGAGAGATGAACCCGAAAAAGAAGCAACATACATTGCTCAACCGATAGAAGGCATAGAAAAACAAAAAGATCCTTTTGCGGTGTCTCAAAAACAGACGGCGGGTTATGCGGCAAGAATGCAACGTGCCGTGGAACAAATGGAGGCTTTAGAAGATTCTGGTTTCAATCCTGTGAATATCAGAGACTCTGTGCTCATTGAAAACGCACCATTCTTGCCTGAGATCGCAGAAAATTATTTGAAGTCGTCTCAATATCAACAGTATCAACGCGCCATGACTGATTTTATTATGGCGCAATTGAGAGACGAATCAGGCGCCGCTATTTCCGCAGGTGAATTTCCCCTCGCGTTCAGAATTTACATTCCTCAACCGGGAGATGGAGCTGCGGTCATCCAAGCAAAAAGAGAGGCTCGCAGATCAGCTTTGGCGGCTATGAAAGCCGCCGCTGGAAAAGCTTTTGATCGAGCTTACGAAGAAATTCAAGGCGGACCTAGCGGACAACGGCCTACCCTAGATCAAGCCCTCGAAGTATTATTAGAGCGCGCAAAAAACGATCCAGAATTAGCAGAAAAACTGAGAAACAGAGGTTTGATCCCGCAATGACGCAAACGGCCTTACAAACACTCAGCGACGATATGTTGTTAGATATCATCGATTCACCGAAACCGCCGCCTGTAGATGTGACTGCTTTTGCTGGTTTCGACGACGATCTTTTATTGAAAATTGCACAACAAAAAATAAATAACAGCATCGACACACAAAGCGGTGCCCCAGCAAGTGTGCGCGCTCAAGTGTCTGCTGCACAAACACCCGACGATCGTTTAGCCACGGTGCAAAAGTTTTACCCCGACGCAGTCCCTATCGAAGTGTTCGATCCTGAGTATGGTGCTTCAAAGTTTGGCAGAGGCAATTATATTTTTACGAATCCTGAAACAGGCGCATTAACTCTGTTCGATGAAGACGTGCGTCTTTTTGGAGTGCCTCTACCGACGCTTGGTGATTTTGCAGACGTTGGACCAGAGATTGCAGAAACGGCTGGAGGCTTAGGCGGAGGAGCGGGTGCTGCTTTTTTAGCTGGAGTTGCAACGTCGCCAACTGGTCCCGGTGCAGTGCCAGCAGCAACTGCCGCTTTTATCGCTGGAGAGGGCATCGGTAGCGCCACTGCACGGGAAACGTACATTAGTATTTTGAACCATTTTGGAGAAACAGAAGACAGACGAACGGGCCTTGAAAAGTTTGCCGATTTTTCTACGACAGCCGCTTTGAATGCTGCGATGGGACCAATATCTAGCAAACTTTTTGACGGTATAAAATTTGTCGCGGGTGGTCCCATAAGATATGTAAACAACTCGCTATCGGTCCCAGCTCGAGAAGCGTATGAAAGGCTAATTCGCACAGGCGTTACAAACCCTACCGTAGGACAAGTCACATCAAGCCCTTTGGCTAATTTGTTTGAAAATGCTGTTCTTTCTAACCTACCCACATCTACGAACGTGATGAGAGCGAACGCACAACAAACAATCAAACAAATCGAAGAGGCTGCACAAAAACTAACTGAACAGTATGGCGGCGCGCGGACCACGTCAGAAGCCGCTGGGCGCGTCATGGATGCGGCACAAGCCGCGCGGGACCGTTACGATTCACAAGTTAAAGCGTTGTATGCAGAGGTCGATGCTTTAATGCCTCAAAATTTATCCTCCGAAGGCAAAAACACCATCAAGTTTGTCGAAAAATATATCGCGGATTCTCAAACCGCCACGGGCAAAGACGATCTTGATGCCGCCCTACGTTTGGCAGAAAAACTGTTGAAAGATGCAGATAATGGTGTATTGAATTTCAATCGCCTCCAAGCTTTCCGCTCCAGTGTTATGAACACGGTCAGAAAAGCAGAATCGCAAGGGGCCTTGAACAGCTCTGAAAGGAAAATAAAAGAGCTGATTCCCCACATAACACAAGATTTGGATGATCTGGTTCAGAGCGCCGCTTATGGAGCTTCTACCACAGGCAGTGTCACTGGTAGAGCCGCAGACGTGAAAAAACTTTTGGATAGTTTCAAAAAGGCAAACGCCTTTGTTAAAGAAAACTCAAAAGCGGGCGGAGACATTGCCTTCGTTGATGCGACTCTCCGTAGAGGGCAGGAGCGGGCGACACAAGCGTTGCAATATGTTTTATCGGGTGCCAAAGACAGCGGTGATAGCATTGAGGTGTTGCGAAGACAATTCAAACCTGAGGAGTTCAATGTTATCTCTGGTTATATGCTAGGCAAGATGGGGACTCCTACGCCAGGCCAGGCTAGTGCGGTAGAGTTAGGACAAGCTGCCATGATGGAAGGGAGAGAATATGTAACCTCTCAAGGGTTCTCTCCTAAAAGGTTTTTGACAAACTGGAATAACCTGTCAAAAGAAGCGAAAGAAGCTTTATTTTTCGGGACAGAGTACGAAAAGCTGGTCCCTGCTCTCGACGATTTGACGTTTACGATAGAAAGAGTTGCGAAAAATGCCAGCGACATGGCAAACCCCTCTGGCACGGCAAGAGCTGTCGCTGCCATGGGCATGTTTGGAGTTCTTGGAGGCGATACTGTATTTGGTCGAGCTTTAGGGTCTGATGGTTTTGAATACGGTTTTGGCGGATTGATTGGACCGTATGCGGGTGCCAAATTGATGACCAATCCAGATTTTGTAAAATGGGTCTCTACGGGTGTAGAAAAGTCCGTATACAACCCGATGTCTTTTGGTCAGCATGTGCGGCGACTATATCAAATTTATGAGGTAAACCCAGACATCCGAGACGAGATCAAAGCAGTTCTGCATGGCATGACTCAAGAAACCATTGAGCCTTTACAGAACGAAACGACTCAATCCTCGACGCCGTTGTCTGCCGTCGATAATGAGCTGAACTTTAGGCAGGTCGTGCCAAAAAGCACCGCCGATAAAGTTTTACCAACTCAAATCGAAGCTTTAGCAAAAATGAATGACGCAGGTAATCGATCGGCTGTGGTGCAAGACACTATGTTCGAACCACTCCCAGGCACTGACACCACACCATTGACGGCGGGCTTTGACCCATCGCAATCGGCGATTGTTTTACCTCGAGCAGACGATAGAGAGTTGGCGGGTAGGTTACGTGGTCCGCTAGGCGGGATCGCCTCCCTCGCTGGGTAAAAAATCCACATCGGAAGGGGTTGCGATAATCATGGCGCCCTTCACGTCCCAGTCGAAGTCGTAACCCATGTGTAGCTCCCCGTCCACCTCCATCATGAGGTTGCGGCTACACAAACGCAGCAGTGCGGCCTGTTGATGCAGGGTCATACGGCTGAAAAGATCAATGACTTCAACCGCATCGGCAACGGGACGATAAGATTGTGGCACGCCATAACGCGCCGCTTTACGTTTGAACAGACTCATCAGTAACGCTCGTCTGGGAACAGCTCGTCGTATCGATCTTCAATCAAGAGCTGAAGCTGCATGATCAATGTGCGACGTTCTTTGGCACAGATTTCTCTGAGCTTCCAATATGTCTTGTCATCAATCGCTAACGACTTGCGCTTACGGTCGTCACGTTCAATCGTATCCGCCTCCGCGGTATCTTCTTCATACACTGGTTTCACCATCTGCAATCCTCGAAAAGATTGATTGATTCTACAATGGTGCATAAAATAACACAAATGTATGAAATGAAGAACTACATGCTGTCCATGCAGTCGCACTGGTTTATCAACCAGCCGCTGTACAAAGCAGTACAAGAGACTGTGCCGATGATCGCGGAATACAAAACGCGAGAGGGTGTGGACCGCCTAGCCAAGACGCCTGTCTCGGCACTTTGTAAGCGCATCTATCCCGACGTGTATCGAGTGCCATTGTTCCGTAGACAGTTCTGTAAGATGCTGGTTGAAGAGATCGATCACATGAGGATCGAGGGTTTATTTACACCTAACCCCGATGAAGATGAGCTGAGACAAATCCCTGAGGTGGTGTTGCAACAAGAGGTGCCAGAGCTCTATCGCAACATGTGGTTTGTGGTGCAAAACGTGCTGAATCCCATTTTCAACGTGCTGTATCAACGAGACTGCAAAGATGTCAATTCGATTCAGCTCGCAAACTACAACCCGCGGGACAAACAGAAAGGCGCCTGGCATCACGACGAGAGTGCCGATATCAGCGTAGTTGTGCCGCTTAATACAGATGGATATAAAGGTGGTGGCACAGAGTTTCACAACCACGGTGTGTTGAACCCGCTGCCCAGCGGCCACGCTTTGATCTTCCCGTCTTTTACTAACCTGCATCGCGGGCTTGCGGTAGACTCAGGTAATCGATACTTGCTGGTGTTCTGGCTGATGGATAAAAAACGCTTGATTGAACGATATGACGGCTTGCGATAGGGTGTTTTTTTAATGAATGTATTAGATTTGTTCGCAGGGATCGGTGGCTTTACTTTGGGCTTAGAAAGGGCAGGTTTTACGACCGTGGCCTTTTGCGAGATTGATTCTTACGCCCAGAAAGTTCTCAAAAAAAACTGGCCTGGAGTGCCTATCTATGACGACGTCCGACAAATTACAGCAGACCGACTTATTTCCGATGGAATTAGAGTTGATGTCATTACAGGGGGATTCCCCTGCCAAGACCTCTCACTTGCAGGGAATCAAGCAGGTATTGAAGGCGAGCGTAGCGGACTCTGGTCAGAGTGCGCCCGTCTTCTTGGGGAGGTTCGACCCCGGTACGCTATCTTTGAAAACGTCACAAACTTGCTTTCTGGACAACGGGGAGATTGGTTTAAGCGAGTACTCGGCGACATTTCCGCGCTCGGGTATGATGCGGAGTGGCACTGTATACCAGCTTCCGAACTTGGCGCGCACCATCACAGAGATCGGGTCTGGATTGTGGCCTACCCCGCGGGCTTCAGAGGCCAAGCATGCGGCGCCAACAGAGTGGGAGATGACTACAAATCATGGGGGAACAAAAGACAGCCTCAGGGTACAGGTCAACAAGAGGCCATTTTGGCCGACCCCAACAGCAATGACAGGGGGAGAAGGCGTAGCACTGAGCCACTTGGACGGGACGCACGGTTGGAGTCTCGGTGCAGCGGCGAAGGACAGTCTTTCGCACCAGCCAGCAAGGATGTGGCCCACTCCCTGCGCTCACGAGGGTCGCTTGGGGTATCAACGCCGCGATACGGGGAAAAAAGGAACGCAGAAATCACTTACCACCTTAGTAATCGACTCAGAAGGCGGGAGAGAGCAGACCACTGGTCAGTTGAACCCGACGTGGGTAGAGTGGTTAATGGGGTTCCCGATAGGGCACACAGACTGAAATGCTTAGGCAACGCAGTTGTGCCACCCATACCCGAACTGATCGGCCACGCAATTCTGGAAAACGAGCGGACAAACACTGAGTTTTGAGAGTGTTGCGCTTCCTCACTCTCAACTTGGGCTCCTTTTGGAGCCCTTTTTTTTGCACTTTTTTATATTTATTTGCATTTATCTGCATTTATTTGCATAAAAGTGTATACAACGACACGGGATTTTAGTAATATTGTCTTGTCGGCGAGGGATGCATCAGACAGACCGACAGCCAGCGGGCAAAGCACTGACAACCGAGAGGCTCAGGGATTCACGACTTACTAGTGAGCATTCATTTGAGTGCTTACCACTAAGTCAACTCAAGGAGAAAAAACATGAAAAACATTCAGTTCCAAATAGAAGACGGTGTCGTTTTTGACGGCTTTATCAAAGAAAACAACACTTGGAATGGCTGGTTACAGCCCTACGTCACTCGCGAAGTCTACGAGCAGGTTTTTGCAACTCATGTTGCACCCAGTCTCAATGATCAAGATTTTATGGAGTATTTCGGAGATCAACCTCCGTCGCTTGACGACGAACCAAACGCCGATGGTCTTTACTATTTGAATTGGGGCTTTTGTTTTCAAGAAGCGTAACCGTACTGATGAGACTGATTGAATACCAGTCGAAACGCCGAAAGGCGTCTACGGAATTCACCGTAACATAAGGAGATAGCATGAACATTGAATTGAAAAACGTGAAGCACTACGAAAGCATGAGCGAAGAGACCTATTGTTTC